GGGTAGGCTGGTTTGGCTTTTTGGTGACTTTTGAGGTCACAGCAGCCACGATCACAGTCGGCGCAAATTTATTTCCGGTATTATTTTGAATCACAATAACAGGACGTTTACCTCCCTGCTCGGAGCCATAGTGCGGGTCAAGGTCTGCATAGTAGATCTCGCCCCGGAGAAAACCAAAGTCTTTTGTTACATATACGGTGGCAGTCAACCCCCTTTTCCTTATGTAGGCAAAAGCCGCCCTTGCGGACGGCTTCTGCGATGTGAAAGGAAACCAACATGAAGAAGTAAGGTCACTGCTTGATGGGCAGATTAAAGCGGCGGCTGGAGCCGTTGTAGGTGCGAAGGATCAGCATCATATACTTGTAGCTGACGGTGCCGCTCAGGGATTTCTCATCCCGCACCAGCGTCATGGGGTGAATGGTTTGCAGACGCTTCACCAGACGCTCCGGGTCATACTCGCCCTGATACAGAGCCACAAAGCGAACCATGCCCCGCAGGATGCCGGAGCGGAGGGAATCGGGGTCGCCCTCCCAGCCCTTTGCCAACATGGTCAGGGCTTCTTTGTAGAGGTCTGCGCCGTAGGCTTTGTACTCCTTGAAAGCCGTGCGGATGCAGATGATCTTCCACGGGGCACGGTAGCTGTCCAGACCAAGCTGCAGACCTGTGCTTTCGGTGGCTTTCACGAATGCGAGAGATTCCGGGTCTTTGCCCACCAAAGCGGCGCGCAGCTCTGCGCCAGCGGTCAGCGGCGTGGAAACGCCCGTCTGCCGGGAAAACAGCATGGCTTCGTCTTCCTCTGTCAGTCCCTCGTACACTTTGCAGATGATCGGAAGATCCTGCCCGCCGTTCATCGCCCGACGGGTCACGATGGTATGCTGACCGTCAAAGACGAAGTAGTGACCGTCCCGGTAGCTGACTTTGGGCGGGTTGGCAATCAGCTCGGTGAACTCTGCCGACATCTTTTCGACATTGGGAATGTTCAGCTTGCGCTGATATTCCGCAGGGATTTCGAGAAAGGCACTGTTGATGACCTTTTCTTCGTAAGGCCGCTGAGCGAAAAGGGCTTCGATGATTGCTTCATCTGTGATTTCGGGCATGATCTCAGGCATGGTGTTGACGCAGTTCATATTCTTCATAGCAGTTCCTCCATCTTATCTTCCAGATTTTTCAGGTAATCTCTCAATTTCTGAATCGTTCGTCCTACGGATGCACGGTTCTCTGCATCGGATAGAATATCGGGATATTCCCGGAAAACGCTTTCCCAGCGGCGCATCATACTGTTGGCGGCTCCCGATACCTCACAAAGCATCGCCGTACCATTGGCAAGCTGCTTGACATGGTAGCGATTGTTTGCGATTTCAAGAATCTGCTGACGGTCAACTTTCAACGGTTTATTCTCCTTTTGTGGAAAGATCGGCTCGGATGGGGCAGGAGTGGACGTTGATTCTTCGTCAGGCGCTTCTTCATCGGATGTACTGGTATCGGGCAGCGGTGCGGCTACGGCTGGGGGAGCTTTCTGCTTTTGTGCAGGCGGTTTTGGGGACTTCGGCTTGCAGATCTCAGCCACCAGTGCAGCACGTTCTTCGGGAGGGGCACGGGCAACAGATGCAATCTCAGCGGCAGTCGGCTTGACCTCACCGGAAAGCACTTTCTGCCGTGTGCCGGGAACGGCTTCTTCGGCAGCGTCTACACCTTTGGCAAATTCCTCGGCTCGAATAACCGTGTTTTTACTAACACCGTTTTCTGTGGCGATTCGTTTGCAAGTCTTGGGATTCCCGATCAGGTTCCCAATTTGGGAACCTGATTTTGCAGCAGGACTTTTTCTGTCACCGCCGTTGGCGCATTTCTCAGCTTCATACTGCTTACCGATAAGGTACTTCTTCTGCTCCGGGGTTAAATTGCGCCGCCCCAGCTGATTCTTGCAGATCCAGATGATGGCTTCATAGCGGTTTGCAAACTCTTTCTCGTGAACAGTGAAAGGAATCTCCGGGTGCTTCTTGGCGATGGTGTAGCGGTTGTGACCGTCCACGATCAAGCCCCGCCATACGATGATGGGATTGATGATGCGGCCATCTCGCAGGATGTTAGCTTCGAGTTGGTTCAGTTCTTCAAAGTTAAGCGGCGGGATCTTGCCCTGAAACTCTGGGTCGATCTTAAGCGCAGATAAGTTCATCATCGAACCGTCCTTTCTTCGTGTAGGTGGATTTCGGGCTTGTGGGCTGGATGTAGTAGTCGTAGCCGAAGTTGGTCTGGCAGTAGGTGCAAGGCTCCTTGGTGAGCTGATAGGGGTCTGCACGGCGGACGCGAATGCCACGAGTGTTCCGGAAGGCATTCAGGCAGCGGGGGCAGAGGGTGGTCAGGGTCGATTCGTCAGTCTTGTGGGTAAAAGTACGGCTCATAATCAATACCTCCGTGTCATCAGAATGAATATTCGGTATGGAAAAAGCCCACTGCCTAGATTCAGAAGAATCCCGGTGGTGGGCTTTGAAGTTTTGCTTTAAGTTTTCCAACCTATTTGTCCTCGACCCCCGTTGGATTTGGAATGCACCTCGGTAAGTGGGGACTTGCACCCACACTCCACATTGGCTTCTTCAGCCACCCCGTCTTCGTTATGACCGGGCCGCGAGTTACGGAAGTTTCATTATTTTGTCCGAGGGAATGATATTCAGTTTTCAAGGTACGCTTTACAGCTCCGGGCTTCTCCCCGCCTGGGGTGTTGCCCTTGCTGTGACCATAGTGTACCTGAAAGCTGAATGCTTTTTTAGGACGTAATAGGTCCGCTTTTCCACTCTAAAACCGGACCTATCACGTCCGGTTTCGTGCAAAACCATGCGTATTTACGTCTCGTTTTGCTTTGCAATTTTCAAAAATGCGATTTTGTTTTTTTCAAAGAAAAAAGCCCTTCCAGATAGCAGCTCATTTGAGCCGACTATCCAGAAGGGCAGTCATTGTAATTATAAATCGTCCGCAACAGCATCTAAGCTACGCGCGATACGATGCAATTTTGTACAGATTTTCTTCCTTAACAGTTCTTCTTCCTCAGAGGGGGACTGTCCAACAATCAAGTAGTCCAGCGTGGTACGAAAAGTCTCCTTGAGCTCAGCAAAAAGATCAATCGACGGTGCTTCTTCCCCTCGTTCAATTCGACGGAGGTGGCGGTCACTGATATTCAGTTTGATTGCCAACTCTTCCTGTGTCATGCCATTGACCTTGCGCAGGTACTGGATACGTTTGCCGGCGGCGTAAGAATCAAAGTACATAAGCCGGCCCTCCGACCACAGAGTAGCGCAGCCAATCGCCACACCACAGGGCCGGAGAACAAGCAGACATTCGGCGGCGGCATACTTGACCGCCGGGACTAGATTTGTACTCGATCAATTTCTTTTTCATGATTCTTCGTCCTTTCTTTGTCGATAATGGCAAGGCGGGCGGAGTATGAAAGACGTACAGAACATCCTTCATAATAGTATAAAGAGCCGAAACTCTATTGCTATCCATGTAAAATCAGGGAATTGTATTCAGCAAATTCAAAAAAGCTTCCTGCTGGTCAGGGCGCAACACCGACCAGCGATCAATAACCTGCATCTGCTGGGGCGTAAGCACCACCGGAGTAGACTTACTTCCCTCTGCCTTTGCAAAAAACTCGGAAAGTGTGATCTGAAAGGCATCGCAGATTTTTACCAGCGAAGGAATGGATGGGATCGTATCTTCATTATACCATGTGGAAATGGTGGTCGATTTCATCTCTGCATGAACTGCTAAATCGTAAAGCGACCATTTACGCTCTTCACGGTAGGCGGTTATGGTATTCAGAATGTTGTCCACCGCCACTCCTCACTTTCGTACAGTAAACTTTTCGCCTATTATACTGTACTACGCAGAAAATTATAATCCTTTTTGCCGTATAAAAAGTACGGAGTTTTGGAGTAGTGAGGGCATTGACTCCCCGTCCACATATAGCGTTTAAGGTGTGAAAGAGTATTGCCATTTCGAGACAGAAAGAATATACTTATATTAGCTAAATTCCAATACTAAATGGAGGGACTATCATGCCTAGACCAAAAGGAAGCAGAAATGCAGTGCGTATCAAGAAAGCAAATATTGACTATGCGGCTATTGTTGCTGAAAAGACCGCAGCCAAGGAACAAATTGAAACCGAGATTGCCGCACTGTCTGACAACATCAGCGTACTGAAAGAGCAGTTGAAAAGCAAAAAATCCGCTTTGAAGGTT